ATGCACGAAATGGAATTATGCACTTTAATCACGGCCAAGACGTAGGGATTGTGAAAAAGGTCGAACTCAACAAGACCTCCTCTCCCGGTCTTGCAGAAGTACGCTTTGAGCAAGACGGCTGGGATGGCCAAGATGGCTTAGAACAGTTGAGGGTTATGTATGATACTACTATTTCTACATTTTGTTTGCCTAATGTTTTTCCCGGCCAATATTTATACGTGGATCCCCGCAGCTTCTCTCCCAGTGAAGGCTCGAATTATGGGAAAAAATATGATTTGACAGGGTTGGGTATTGGGGGGTACTTTATGGCTTATAAAATTGAACACCGCCTAGGCGTAGGAGAAGCAGAGACCACTATCCATGCTAAATGGGTAGCCTCGGTAACGAAGGATGATCAATGTGGAACAGATAGTAGTGATTTTGCAGAGGGAGGCGACGATCCCGTACCAGGAACGGATGATGTGGACAGCCGTGATCCAGCCACCATTGGAAAATGTCAGGAAGCCCGCTTGGAGCGCCATGGCAATGCCCTTCGAGGAGTACAAGAGATCGAGGCCTCCGCAGCCCAAGGCGATAACGTGGGGGAAGCCGGCATGTGGGAGACTTGGAGTTCATGGGTAACCTTTGTATAGGAAATTAAACAATGTCACTTTATTTTGCCGAAACCAATGATGAATCTACGATAGATCTTTTTCGAAAAAGGCTTATCTATTTAGGACTTGTAACGCGAGACAACCCCAAACATGTAGTAAACTTTCATATAGGTGAAAAGTTTATGTACGGGCGTGTAAATCAATTGAATGTTCCTATTATAATTGTCTCTCCATCTATGTTGGGGGGACTCAAATCATTTAATGCTAATCTTGGACAGCAAAAAAATTTTTATGCCAATGCTTTTGTTGTCGATGCTTTTCACGATCTGGTAAAACAATATCGCTATAGTGCTTATAACGGTAAAATTGCGACCGGAGACGAATTTTTAAGCGAACTTCAAATTTATAAAGCTTTTGAAAATCCCAACGATCTATACAACCAACAGATCCTAGGATATGGCATAGCGCTTAAAAAATTATTCCAACAATCTCAGACAAATGTAGCCAATTTTCACGAGTTTGTTGATCATCTGATCCTTACTTTAGAACAAAGCGTATACCGCACCCCTTTTACTCAAGCGGCATTTGTTAAGAGTCGATATTGCCCCATGAACGCGTCAGGATTTGCGATAGAAATCGCAGATTTGGATCCCATAAATGATGCTGAAAAAATGCAAAAGTTTATTGAAAGTCCCAATTGGGAATATTTTGTAAACATTTGTAATCAATTTGGATTTATGATTGATCAATTTGTTCCATGGAGAATAGTGGCGGATATAGATTCCGAAGGAATGAATAAATATGCATCTGCCTATGGCGCCACTACTACTGGCAAAATCTTAGACATGATGTATACTCCTGTTCATCGACAAAACTATAAAGCCTTTAAGCAGATTCTCCTTAATCTTTATAATGAGGTTAAAAGAGAATTTGCACAGAGCGAAACTTGTACACGCTGGCAAGAACGCAACGAGATTATACAGACTGGCGATATCGTTACCCCTACGTCTTATACCTTAGAAGAGCTTTCCGCTGCTTACTCCGATCAATATTTCCTTAAGCTCTATTGTAAAATTCGATTTTTAGAAGAAGAGAGCCAATTTAAAGATTTCGAAAAAACTATTCTTATTGACGAGTGCCAAGATATGTCCCGTTCTCAAGGAACAATGGCGGCCGTGGATTATTTTGAAAGAATTATCAATAAACCATTTGACTATATGGGCTCTATGAGTTATATTAAGAAACAGGTACTTGCGCAAACGGCGGAAGAACAAGAAGAACAGGGAATCCCGGTCAGCGATACAGATGATTTTTCAGGCTATTGACGATAAATCAGAATGCATTGGAGTTTATTGCGATGGTAAGTTATATTATGATGACTTTCCAGCGCCGTTGTCTCAAACGTGGAAATACACAGGATCATTAAAAGATTCTGAATGTGAATATGCATGGCTGCTATGTGAAGGGTTATCGCTGGCCGACGCATGCCCACCGGATTTGACAGAGCCATTGCGCAAAGCGCAAAAGCGTTTGCAAGCCTACTTGAAATCATTTCAATTGGCCAAGATTAATATGCGCGACCATTGTATTTTTGATTTGGTCCCGGAAGATTTTCTTAAAGAATTTTGCGAGATCAAAAATAAAATCACCGAACACGTCTTTGCAACACGTCCACGACCCGAGAGCTATGAACATCTAGAGGATATCCATAAGCTGCTATATAAAATTCAATATCAGAACCTTAATCTCAATAATGAAGATTGCAAAGAACTCCACTACCTCTCCAGCAACCGCCGGCGCGCCACTGCGATTCTGCAAGGGCCACAACATATTGATTATAACCTTTTTGGAACGGTCACAGGGCGCCTTACAACGCGCTCAAAATCGTTTCCCGTACTGACACTCCAAAAGGCTTTTCGAAAGCTTCTGAAGCCCCGTAACGACTGGCTATTGTCATTAGATTATAACGGTGCGGAAGTACGAACCTTCATTGGGCTAGCTGGAGAGGAGCAGCCCCAAGAAGATGTACACGAATGGCATATCAAGAATCTGATTGCCGAGGAAATCAATCGTGAAGACGCTAAAATTAAATTTTTTGCATGGCTCTATAATCCCGATGCCAACCATAATGAATTTAGTATTTATCATCGGGAAAAAGTACTTGACAAATGGTATGATGAGGGCTATATTAATACTATGTTTAAGCGTCGGATTCAAGTGCATGAAAGAAAGGCCCTGAACTATTTAATTCAAAGCACGACCGCCGATTTAGTAATGGAAAGAGCAATTGCATTGGATAGGTTTTTAGAAGACAAAAAATCTTTTATTTCTCATATCGTGCATGACGAGGTGGTTATCGATCTCGCCGACGAGGAACGTGATTTGGTGCCGGAGATAAAAGAGATTTTCGCACACAATAAATTAGATACCTTTTTGGTGAATCTCTCATGCGGCAAAAATTATGGTGAGCTAAAGGAGCTACAGTTATGATTTCAGTTATTGGCATCGGCAATGCGGCTTCCGCCATCGCAGCCAAATTTAGCGAGATAAAAAATTATGAGGTATACCAACTTAATGATAAGATAGAGGAAAACACTGCGCATCAGTTTAAGCTGACGTCCTTTCCCCGACCAGAAGAATATGAAGTGAACGTCCCTGACGTAAGTAAATTTTTTGGGGATGTGCGCGGCCGCGTGCAAGTCTTTGTAATGGGCTCGTCAATGAGTTCTAACTACACATTAGGTCTCTTAGGCCAGATTAAAGCAGGAGAAATAGATCTCGTCTACATTAAACCGGATATAGAATTGCTAACAGGGACGCCCCAACTCGTAGAAAATATAACATTTGGAGTGCTGCAGGAATATGCGCGCTCGGGTCTTTTTCGAAGTATTACTCTTATTTCTAATTTGAGTCTCGAAAAAGTATTAGGCGAAGTACCGATTAAGACTCACTATGAAGTCTTGAACGAATTTATCTTTTCGACTTTCCACTATCTGAATTATTTTGAATTTACTGATCCAGAGATCGGGACTGTCTCCAAAGCTTCCGAGGTTAATCGCATTCGCACCATTGGAATGCTCGACGTAAAAAATCTTGAAGAAAAATGGCTTTTTGACCTTGACAACGCCCGCGAAATCGGTTATTATATATGTATAAACGAAGAGAAATTAGCGACCGAAGGAGGGTTGCACAAAAAGTTGGTCGATATGCTTAAAGAGAAGCCGAAAAATGCTTACAAGAAAATCTCATATGCAATTTATGAGACTGAACATGATGACTTTGGGTTCTGCGTTGCCCACACAAACGTAGTACAAACACAAAAAACACTTGACTCTTCAAGTTGAGTGTGGTATACTTTATTCACAAAAGGAGAAATTGAATAATGTCAATTGATATGGAGCTTATGCGCCGCAAGCTCGCAACTTTGCGCGGTGAAAACAAGGGTGATTCTAACTCTGTTTGGTTCAAGCCAGACGAGGGAGACACCGACATTCGGATCATTCCAACTAACGACGGAGATCCATTGAAGGAAATGTTCTTTCATTATAACGTAGGAGACCACAGAGGAGGAATTCTGTGCCCCAAGCGTAATTTTAGTGAGGCATGTCCTATCTGCGAATTCGCTTCTTCGCTTTGGCGAGAAGGAAGCGATAACAACGACGAGGAAAGTAAGAAGCTTGCAAAGTCACTCTTTGTGCGTACTCGCTACTTCTCCCCTGTTGTGGTTCGTGGTCGAGAAGACGAGGGAATTAAGGTATACGGCTATGGTAAGACCGCATACGAACTTCTACTCGGGTACATTCTAGATCCCGAATACGGTGATGTCACAGATATTACAGAGGGTACTGACATCACACTCACTTACACCAAGCCCACCAAGCCCGGTGCATACCCCCAGACGAGCCTGAAAATGCGTCGTAATACCTCAACTTTGCTTGAGGATACCGAGGCCATCCCCGCCCTCCTTGATGGCATGCCCGACTTTGACGGACTTTTTGACCGTCTTAGCCCCGAGCAGGTAGACGCTATTCTCGATGAGCAACTCGCCGGAGACGGATCCGCCGAGTCGCGTTCACGCGAGACTGCCAAGTACAAGAGCACAGAAACAACTGATGTAGACCGTGCGTTCAATGAACTGGTAGCAGGCTAGGCTCGCCCCGCTGGCAGACCGGGAAATGTCTGCCACTTTAAATTTTATATATTTACGGAGTTAAAATGGGTACTAATGTTATACCTTTAAAGAAAAATGATGATGTTGCTGGTTTGATTAGTAATGAAGACGCAATCGTTTGCAAAGCAATGTCCCTAGGCCATAAAGATCCGAGAGTGGATGAGAAATGTCACGCAAAACTGTTGTTCGTCCCAATCGGAGATAAAATCTACCGAAGATTTATAACTGGCATGATTGGGTTATCACAGGATGACATTAGCGAGGCGCAAATACGACTTAAGGTATCTGATGAAAAATATTGTAGAGAAGAACTAGGCCCATTAATTGAGAAAAATGGACTCGAATATCTTCCATTTGTTAGCCGCGGCACCCAGAATATTTGGAACATGGAGACAGGCCATCACCGAAGTTTTTATTTGCTGCACCAGCGACGTGATGAAAGCTTTTTTGCATTTGTGGTTAGTAATGAATTTTATGAAGCTCTAAAGGATGGCACGTATGGCAAGCCAGTGTCGAATAGTTATGCTAAGGTAAAGGGTCGTATTCAATGTAACCCCCCACCCGCAGGAAACTTCTACAAGCTCACTGATATTTTTATCCAGCTAGCCGGCCTAAGAAAGGCGGACCCAACTTTTGGAGGCTTGGTTCCATCCGGCGAGTTTCCAACAAGAGAAGAATTCGATGATATTATGAACGATATTCATCCCAAGCAATTTCTCTATAAGGCAACCAGAACAAAGATTCGTAACCAATGGATAAGGAGTGGAACAGATGCAAACTCAAAAGTCAAACCAGTTACATTTGCTGATAAGACTAATGATTTGGTTAAAAATGGATATGATCCTGGCGTTACTATGGGCCGAAAAAATAAGCAAAAAAGAAAGAAATTTTTAGAGCATTTTGACGAGGATAAGAAAACATATCTTGCTTTTACATCCACTAACGGCAATAACTTTAGAGCAAATATTATTACTTCTTTAATTGAAAGTCACCACGATGGAACTCTCGTAGGCGACTCCTCTTACGAGATAGTTGTTTATTGTGACATATATAATGTTAAAGAGAGTTTGACCTTGTTAGAACAAGACAGAAATAGTTTTGTTGAAGAGGTAAAAAAGTGGAATGATATCTTGAAAAATACTTGTCGATTGAAGTTTGGTTTTTCTAAGATTATTTTTCCAAAACAGTTGACGATTCCGTCTGATACTGGTAAAGTTATAAAGCTTTAAATTAAAACAGGAGGGCAGTATGCCAAGAAAGGCAAAACAAACCAAGGCTGGTCGTGTATCTATGCAAGATCTCATGACCTTGGTAAACAAAAAAGCGGGACGCAATGTCGCGCATGATTTAACGGGGGAGAACCCCACTCAAGTCAAGGAATGGATCCCCACAGGATCTCGTTGGCTTGATAGTATTATATGTAAAGGCCAAATGGGAGGCATTCCCGTTGGTAAAGTAACCGAGATTGCAGGACTCACATCCACAGGCAAATCTTACATGGCCGCACAGGTCGCAGCCAACGCCCAAAAACAGGGCAAGCTGGTCGTATATTTTGATTCCGAGTCAGCCATCGACCCAATCTTTTTGGAGGCAGCAGGATGCGACCTAGGCCGGCTAATGTACATTCAGGCATCGTCTGTCGAGTTTGTTCTTGAGACAATTGAAGAGCTTCTAGGGGCAACTGATGAAAAGCTGTTGCTGATCTGGGATTCGCTGGCATTCACTCCCGCAGTGTCGGATGTGGAAGGCGACTTTAATCCGCAATCCTCGATGGCAATGAAGGCACGCATTCTTGCAAAGGGAATGTCAAAGCTGACGCTCCCTATTGCAGACAAGCAGGCAACCTTCTTGGTTCTTAACCAGCTTAAGACTAACATTACTAGTGGTCCCATGGCTCACATCACAGCGATGACCACTCCCTTTATGACACCAGGAGGCAAGGCAATGCATTATTCTTATTCGCTGCGCATCTGGCTCACCGGACGCAAAGCCAAGAGTGCTTTCGTGATGGATGATAAAGGTTTCCGCATCGGCTCCGAAGTTAAAGTTCGGCTAGAGAAGTCACGCTTTGGAACCC